GGTACAAGTGGTACATCTGGTACTAGCGGTACAAGCGGAACATCTGGTACTTCTGGAGCATTATCTATAAGTGGTACAACCGATAATGGTGTAATTACTCTTAATGGTGCATCTCCAAACGTAACTGCGGAGGCTAATCTTAGATTCGATGGTACTACTTTAACGGTAACTGGAAATGAAACCCTTAGTGGCAACTTAACGGTTGGTGGTACAATCAGAGCACAACAAATATTAGTACAATATATTTCATCATCATTAATATACGCAAGTGGGAGTAACAAATTTGGTGATGCAACAAATGATACACAAGAATTCACTGGTTCGGTAGATATTAGTGGTTCATTAAGAATTCCAGCATATCCATCAAACCCAACGGGAACAAAAGCTGGACAAATATATTATAACACAGCTGATACAAACATATATCGATACAATGGTACAACTTGGTTAGCAGCAGCCGGAACATCTGGTAGTGGGGGTACAAGTGGTACTTCTGGAACAAGCGGTAGTAGTGGTACTTCCGGCACAAGTGGAACATCTGGTACTTCTGGAACATCTGGTTCAAGTGGTACAATGGGAACTGCTGGTACTGGTGGTACAAGCGGTACATCTGGAACTTCTGGAACATCTGGGACACGAGGTACTTCTGGAACAAGCGGTAGTAGTGGTTCATCTGGAAGTAGTGGTTCTTCTGGAAGTAGTGGTTCTTCTGGAGCAACTGGTGCTAGTGGAACAAGCGGTACTTCTGGAACTTCTGGAACAAGCGGTACTTCTGGAACATCCGGAACATCTGGGACACGAGGTACTTCCGGAACAAGCGGTAGTAGTGGTTCTTCTGGAAGTAGTGGTTCATCTGGAACAAGCGGTACAAGCGGTACATCTGGTTCTTCTGGTTCTTCTGGTTTACTTTCATTGACAGGTACAACTGATAATGGTGTAATTACATTAAACGGAACTGCTCCAAACGCAAGTGTTGAGGCAAACTTAACATTTAATGGTACAACTCTTGCGGTAACTGGAAACGAAACCATTAGTGGTAACTTAACCGTTGGTTCAACTGTAAATGGTGGATTTACATTAGATGTTAGTGGTTCTACTAGATTACGAAATGATGTAACAATAATCAGAGGTATAACTGGTGAGTACATTAGAGGTGGTAATGTTTATAATACAAAATTAACATTAGTTAGAAATCCCGGAGACCCCGCTGCTTATATAAGAATACATAATTCATACACAACTTATGGTCAACAAACATTATCAACTTATATTGAAAGTAGTTGGGATAATAATGGATATGGTGGTGAAGTGACTTTTATAGTGGGGGCATATAATCAGGGAACTGATATAATTGTACATCCATATAGTAGATTAAATAATACAACTATAAATAGTTTTATAGTAGGTGATACTGCAAGTGCAACTAATCCTGAAATATGGGTGTTTGTGCAGGCTTGTACTAGTGCTGCCGGAACTTTTAATGTATATTTGACAAGAGGTAGTTCAGTTACAACACTAACTGCACAAGCAACCCAACCAACATCTTTATTAAATAATACTAATTTAAAGAAAGTTGATATTATTGGTGGTAGAAATACTGTAATATCAACCGCACATACAATAATTACTGGTAGTTTAGGTATAAATCAAAACCCATCAACAACATTTGCATTAGATGTAAGTGGTAGTACTAGAGTTCAAAACTTAAATGTTATTGGAACTCAAACTTTAGTGGGTAATTCTACTATTACTGGAAACGAAACCCTTAGTGGTAACTTAACTGTTGGTGGTACAATCCGAGCACAACAAATATTAGTACAATTTATTTCATCATCTTTAATTTACTCATCTGGTTCAAATAAATTTGGTGATGCAACAAATGATACACAAGAATTTACTGGTTCGGTGGATATAAGTGGTTCATTGAGAATTCCAGCATTCGCAACAAATCCTGTTGGTACAAAAGCTGGACAAATATATTACAATACTTCAGATACAAACATATATCGATATAATGGTTCAGCTTGGTTAGCCGCAGCTGGTACTTCTGGTTCTGGTGGTACTTCTGGTTCATCCGGAACTTCTGGTTCATCCGGAACTTCTGGTACAAGTGGTACTTCAGGCACATCAGGTACGTCTGGTACACGTGGTACAAGTGGTAGTAGTGGTGCATCCGGCGCATCTGGTTCTTCTGGAAGTAGTGGAAGTAGTGGTACTTCTGGTGCATCCGGCGCATCTGGTTCATCCGGCGCATCTGGTTCATCTGGAAGTAGTGGTACATCTGGTGCTGGTACATCTGGTACGTCTGGAACATCTGGCGCTGGTACATCTGGTACGTCTGGAGTACTTGCTTTAACCGGTACAACCGATAATGGTGTAATTACATTAAACGGAACTGCACCAAACGCAACAGTTGAAAGTAATCTTACATTTGATGGTACTACACTAACAATAGCTGGTAATATTAACACAGGTCCTGGTGCAACTGAAGTTCATTTAATGAATCAAAATATTCAAACAACCGATTCTCCAACATTTGCTACATTAAATTTAACAAACGCTGGTAATGCAATAAACTTTAGTAATGCAAATGAAGTAATATTAGAGCACACATCAAATTCGACACCTGTTGCGTTTGATATGAGAAAAGGTGGAACTTCATTTAGTGATGATGGTACATATGGTACATTACATTTAACAAGAACAAATCACAATAACTCAGCAACATCAGTAGGTTCTAATTTACATTTCCAACTAAAAGATAGTGGTGGAACAATTAGAGAATATGCTGGTATTGGTGGCAGAAAAACTGAAGCTGGTGCAGCTGGAGGAGCATTACATTTCTATCGTTATAATAGAGCTGAATTAGGATATTGGAACGCTACTGGATTATATGCAACTGCGTTTTATGATTCGGCAAATACTGCTTATTATGTAGACCCTGCAACATTTACCGAATTATTTGGTGGTATAAGAAATAGTGGAGCACATGCTACTTCTCAAATAATTAATAGATTACCTGCTGCAAATAATGGAAATGGTACTGGTATTGTACAACTGCAAATGTGGTGTTCTGAACCTAATGTAAGTTGGGAAGGAGCTGGATTTGGATATAACGTAACAAACGATGGTGGTTCTCCTTCTGGATTTGGTAGACTAAATACTTCGTTTGGACAAGGTTATATGAGATTCGCTTCATCTGGGGATATATATTTCTACAATACTAACACATCTGGTACTAGAGTTACTAATATGGAGTTGTATCCAAACAATACTGTATTATTTAACAATTACGCAACGGGTGGTAACTCATTAAGAGCACCAATATTCTACGATAGTAACGATACCGGTTATTATACAGACCCTCGTTCAACATCTGTTCTTTGGGATTTAACTATTACCGGTGCATCAAACAAATACCTTTATATCAATCCAGGAAATGGATACGAAGCTATGGTTCGTTATAATGGTGGTAGTGGTAGTGGTTGGTATGTTGGTAAAAGAGTAACATCGCAATTAGTGGGAACTGAATCTTTCCATTTTTATTCGGAAGCTGCAGGTCAAACGGTTGGTGGTATAGATACTTCTGGTAATATGTTTGCTAGAGATTCGATGAGAGCACCAATATTTTATGATAGAGATAATACTGGATATTACGCAGACCCGTTATCTACATCTATATTTAATCAACTAAGATTTGGTACATCAACTAATACTGGTAGATTTGATGGGGAAAGTACATGGGGAGTTAGATTTAGAACAAATGATGGATATATTTGGTTTGGACCTGCGAATAGTGGACATGCACACATGTACACTGATAGACCTAATTTTTACTTTAACGTACCATTAACCGTAAACGATGGTTCATACATTAATACGGGAGATATTCGCTCAGCTATATTTTATGACAGAAGTGATACCGGATTCTATTTTGATGGAAATGGTACTACTAGATGGCAAGGAACTGATGATTACTCTAAAATGAGAATTGGTTTGACAGCCAAAGGTAACTTTAGAAGAAACGATTATACTGGAGATTCTAACTATTGGGTAGGTACAATGGGTTGGGGTACAACCGATTTTATTTCTGCATTTGGTTGGGGGTCTGGATTTATTGATACTTGGGGTGGTATTCCAAACTCTCCTGGTGATACATCTCACTATGTAGGTGTTCAGGCCCATCACTATGTAGCTGGGTATAATAACGGATATGGTATCCAAATAGTTGGTGGACCTATTCAAGGTTTATGGCATACATCTTATTGGAATACAAAACGTGCTTGGTATAAAATAGCAATGTATGGCTTGAACGAAAGTTCAGGTGTATTCTGGTCAACTATAATTTATGATTCAAATAATAGTGGGTATTATTGTGACCCGGATGGTACAACAAACTTAAATGTACTGAATTGTATATCATTGACAGAAACATCATCTATTAGATATAAAGAAAATGTAGTTAGTTTAAATAAATCATTGGATAAAGTATTATTATTAAGAGGTGTAACTTACAATAGAAAAGGTTCGGATGATACTGAAATTGGTGTAATTGCGGAAGAAGTTGCAGATATTGTTCCTGAAATTATTAACTTTACAAAATCTGGAGAAGCAGATTCGGTATCTTATGGAAGAATAACGGCATTACTAATTGAGGCAATAAAAGAACAACAACAACAAATAAATGAATTAAAGGCATTATTGGGTAAGTAATGTTTACAATAAAAATAAAAAATAACTATATTTATAATATATAATAAACGAATAAAATTATGGGATATACCTACGAATGGTCTGTAACAGGTATTAAAAAAGCAACTTCCGATAGTATCAATGATGCTGTTATTGGAACTAGATGGAAAGTGATTTGTACCGATATGGATGGAAATACTGGTGAATTTAGTGGAGCAACTCCATTTGATTTAAAAACAATTGATACGGGTAGTTTCATTGAATATGCTAATTTAACTGAAACTCAAGTATTAGGGTGGATTAAACATACGGTAAGTAGTTCGGCTGTAACAAATTATTGGGACCATATTCAAGGACAAATGGATAAACAAATCAATAGAAGTAAATTGTCTATTGCGGAAGTTAGTGATGTTAATTTACCATGGTCACCAACAAGCGGTTCTAGTGTAACACCACAACCACTAACACCAACTAATTAATAAAATATGCAAATAAATTATTCATACACACTTGTTGGAATCAAGAAAGTAAAATCATTTGATGGATTGGAGGATATTGTAGTAAGTGCTGATTTTATTGTTAGTGCGGAAATTGCAGGATTACCAAAGTTTGATTGGGCATTAGCAGATGTGCCGGTTGATACACCAAATGTTGAAAACTTTAAACCCTACGATGAACTAACCGAAGAAGAAATTATAAGTTGGGTAGAAAACTGCGAACCTATGGCTAATGTAAAGGCTAGTTTAAGAAGAGCTATTAATGAACAATTTACTAATAGAGAATATGTAGCATGGAATGGTTTGCCTACCTTAATGGAAACGCAAGACCCAATTATACCATAAACTATGAGATTATTAAACAGACAATTACACGGTATTACACGTACCCAATCTGCAACACGCGGATGGAAAGAATGTGTTTGTGGAAAAAGTAATGGAGGTTCATATCAAACTGTTGGTAGTTTAAGATTAGAAGTATCCGGTGGAAATCCTGAATTTTATTTTTCAACACTACAAGAGGAAACTGTTACCCATAATAATGGGGCTGATATACGATGGATAGCTTTTGCGCATGGATGGAGAGTTCAATCAAATGGTAATATTGATAACCCAACAGGTAATGGTGCTGCAAATTTTGTTGCATATCAACTAGAATTTAATGCTGGTAGTACAGATTGGTCTTATTGGGATGTAGGAAATAGAACAATAACGTGGAGAGCGTCAAGTGCAGCTGGAGTATCAACTACTATACATCGTGTGATGGTATATAGTGAAAGGATAGATTTAATAACATTATATTGCGTATAATATGGCAGTTTTACGTTCACTCGAAGGTATAAGAATAGATAGTAGTAACAACAACCAATGGGGGTCTAGAGTATATACCTCAACTAGAACTTGGGCACCGTATCAGTCTAATATTAATATGATACAAATGTATCAAAGTGGTGGAACAGGCACAAGAGAAGAAGTATCAGTACAATTAAGATGGGCAGCAATAAGAACGGAAGGTTCAAAAACAGAATTACCTATTCTTTACGCATCTGCAAGATTTTCTATGCAAACATATGGTGAAGTTGAAATGCGTTCTGGATTAGATTGGCATAGTTGGGGAGGTAATGGGATATTATTCCCATATGTAGGAAAAGGTGGTGCATCTATATTTATAGGGGCAAATAGTGGTATGGCTACGGGAGTAATTGGTTCGGTTTGGATAAATATATGTACTATGTCATTTTCAAATTTAGTAGTAAACGTTTTTAGTGATTAAATAATTATGGCAAGAATAACAGGGAATCAGGGATTAATTATGAATCAATCGAATAATAACTCTTATATGAGAGTATATTCACGCGGTAAAAATAATGTTGGTCCTTACCTTCGATTTAATATTTCTGGAGGAAATCCGCATCTACACATTATTGTTAAAACTTATATGTCATTTGTTCAAACAAATGGTTCTTCTGATTTTAATTCAGCATTGACAATATGGAATGCGTTATGGGTTGATACTGGTGGAAACACTTATGGTTTCAATGCTGGAAGTTGGACAAGTGGTGCAAATATAGATAGGGGTTGGAGTACATCATTTAGACAAGCCGACCTTTGGTTTCAGAGTCCTAGCAATGGTGGTTGGCCAGGGAGAGCAAGTATATCTTCCGAAATATTTTGTGATAGATGGGAGTTTGTAAGTATATCTAATCCATAATAGGTATCATTTAAAACAATAAAACAATAGTAAAACATCCCAAAATATATTTTTAATATAAAATTTATGTTTTGGGTATTTTGTTTATATTTATATGTGTAAATTGGAATACTTTTTACAAAATAACAAACATAGAATTTTAGAGATAAAAAAATGGCAGAAAGAATTGTATCACCCGGTGTATTCACAAGAGAAAACGATTTATCCTTCTTAGCGCAAGGAATCGGTGAAATCGGAGCAGCATTTATAGGACCTTTTAAGCAAGGACCGGCATTCGTACCAACGATTGTAAGAACTCAATCAGAATTTGAAGATATCTTCGGTACACCTGATGGGACATATTATACTGAATATGCAGTACAAAACTACCTTAGAGAAGCTGGTTCAGCAACTATTGTAAGGGTAGCTGGTACTGCTGGATATTCTCAAGTAGCACCTTTAGCAATATTTGCTTCTGGTTCATCGGCACAATCAGTAGGAACTAAACTAATTGGTGTATTACACTCAACTGCAGCTGGTGATGAGGGTGTTGGATTTACTGGAGCAAGTATAGTTAGTAATGATGCATTAGATGGTTCTTTTGTAATCAATGCATTGGTTGCTGGTACAAACGTATCCGCATCAATATTACCAACCGCAACAAACGATTTAGCTGATGTATTTGGTGAATCACCATTTGGAAGTAAAGCAGCATATGTACATTCTTATTTTGAGAATTTGGCATCATTCTACACAGGTTCTGCTGGAAATAACATTGTAATAACTAGAGTTGTATTACCAACTCAAGATTATGCATATGAGGCAAGTGTAGCATCAACACCATTTGTAGTATCTCAAGATATTAGTGGTGTTAGATATCCTCTATTCAGTTTCCACACATTAGGACATGGTAATGTTTATAATACTAAATTTAAAATTGGTATCTCTAATGTTAAGGCAGCTGGCGAAGATGGAGCAACGGATTATTCAACATTTACTGTAACTGTTCGTTCATACTCTGATACTGATAAAAGAAAAGTAGTTTTTGAAACATTTAATAATGTAAACTTAGACCCTGCTTCTACAAATTATATTGCAAGAAGAATTGGTGATAGATTTATTACATTAAATCAAGATGGTAAAATTACTGAAAATGGTGATTACCAAAATCGTTCAAAATATATTAGAGTTGAAGTAGCAGCTCAGGGTTCATTCCCTATATCAGCAGCACCTTTTGGACATGGGGCATATACAAACCCAATTACAGCAACAAATGCTGCAGAATCGTTATTAGTACCTGCTATAACATTACAAACAAGCTCAACTGGAAATACATCATCATCTCCATTATATTATTCTGGATTTGATTTTGAAACTGTTGGTGTGGCAATTGATAACAAACAATATTTAAAACCACTTCCTGCAAATGCACAAACTGGTTCTAACGTAACATTTGCGTTTGATTCTCAATTAAATTATCAAATGACGGGCTCAAATTCGGCAGATATGGTTAAAAGACAGTTTGTATTAGCATTGCAAGGTGGATACGATGGTATGAACCCAACGGTAGCTAAAGCACTTGGAACTGATATCACTCAACAAAATACGCAAGGATTTGATTGTTCAAATGGAGCATCATCTGGTACAACTGCATATTTCAAAGCAATAAACGCTGTATCTAATCCGGATGAGTATGATATTAACTTAGTTGTAACTCCTGGTATCATTCGTTCTCTACACCCATCGGTAACTACTAAGGTTATTGATATGGTTGAAGATAGACAAGATACATTCTACATAGCTGACTTTAGTGAAGCTGATTCCGATATAGCAGATACTACTTTACAATCTAATTCAGTAGATTCAAACTATGTAGCAACTTACTACCCTTGGGTTAAGACAATTGACAATAATAATAATAAAATAATGAGTGTTCCACCTTCAGTATTATTACCTGGAGTGTTTGCAGCTAATGATAGATTGGCAGCAGAATGGTTCGCACCTGCTGGTTTAAATAGAGGTGGTATCACTGGAGCAATTAGTGTATTGAATAGATTAACACATTCTGAAAGAGATACTTTATACGAAAACAAAGTTAATCCAATCGCTTCATTCCCTGGACAAGGTATTGTAGCATTCGGACAGAAGACATTGCAAGATAAAGCATCAGCATTGGATAGAATCAACGTAAGAAGATTATTAATCACTGTTAAGAAATTCATCGCATCTACGTCTCGTTACCTATTGTTTGAACAAAACACTACAACGACTAGAAATAGATTCTTAAACACTGTAAACCCTTATTTCGAAGCAATTCAACAAAGACAAGGTTTATACGCATTCAAAGTAGTGATGGATGAAACTAACAATACTCCTGATGTAATAGATAGAAATGTATTAGCAGGACAAATATTTTTACAACCGGCTAAGACAGCTGAATTCATCGTAATTGATTTCAACATCTTACCAACTGGAGCATCGTTTAACGCTTAATTAAGAAAAAAACGAAAAACCAATATTTATTAATAACAAAATAGAAATTAAAAAAAAATGGCAGAGATACTAGAGTTTGACAAGATGTTCTATACGAACTTCGAACCTAAAATGAAGCATCGTTTTACAATTGATGTAGACGGGCTTCAAGCATATACTATTAAAGTGGCGCAAAGACCGACTATTGCATTTGAAACGGTAACATTAGACCATATTAATATAAAAAGAAAGTTGCAAGGAAAGGGTGAGTGGTCTAACGTAACATTTACACTTATTGACCCTATTGTTCCATCTGCGGCTCAAGCTGTAATGGAGTGGGTACGTTTAGGACACGAATCAATCACTGGTAGAAGAGGTTATGCTGATTTTTACAAAAAAGATATAACTTGTAAAATGTTAGGACCTGTTGGTGATGTAATTGAACAATGGACTCTTAAAGGAGCATTTATAGTAAATGCAAATTTTGGAGACTTGGATTGGTCAAACGCTACTGACCCTGCCGATATTACATTAGAAATAGCTTACGATTACGCTATTTTGGAATATTAATAATATCTACTACAATATTAAAAAGGGATTTCCGAAAGGTTATCCCTTTTTTATTTCTAATTTTTTTATTTTGATGTATTTATATATATATAAAACTAAATTATTAAAGTTATGGCAGAAAGTGCAAATGCAACTACAAGTAAATTTGAATTTCCAACCGAAATTATAGAATTACCATCAAGAGGATTGGTATATTCAAAAGATAACCCTTTGAGTAAAGGAACGGTTGAAATAAAATATATGACAGCAAGAGAAGAAGATATCTTAGCATCTCAAAATTTAATTAAAAAAGGTATTGTGTTAGATAAGTTATTTGAATCGGTTGTTGTTGAACCTGGTGTAAATATAAATGATATTTTCATTGGTGATAAAAACGCAATTCTATTGGCTACTCGTATTTTAGGATATGGGGCTGATTATACGGTTGAAATTACTGACCCATTTACATCCGAAAAGCAAGAAGTTACAATTGATTTATCAAAAGTACAAACAAAAGATGTTGATGAATCTGTATTAAACGCCGAAAATGTGTACAAATTTACATTACCACAAAGTAAAAAGGTAATTGAATTTAAGTTATTAACGCATGGTGATGAGCAGGATATTAATAAAGATAATCAAGCATTGGAAAGAGTAAATAAAACAAAAAACACAACATCTTTTGATGTAACTACTCGGTTTAGATATATGATTTTATCAGTAGATGGTAATAAGGATGGTGGATTTATTAACAAATGGATTCAAAATGGATTTTTAGCATTAGATACAAAAGCATTTAGAAAATATGTTAGAGAAATTAGTCCAGATTTAGACTTAAAATTCGAATTTACATCAGATATAACAGGCGAAACGGAGGCGTTAGATATCCCATTTGGGGTTAGCTTTTTTTACCCTGCCAATTGATTATAAAACAACACTTCATAATCAAATTTGGGAAATGGTTCATTTTGGTAATGGATTCAATTGGACAGAAGTTTATACGATGCCAATACATCTTAGAAAATTTTATTTTAAAAAATTAGTTGATATCAAAAAGAAAGAAGCAGATGAAATGAAAGCTGCACAAAGTAAATCAAAAGCAGGAAAAGTGAGGATGAGATAATCCTCACTTTTTTTTTATTCAATATTTATTATATATAACCAACTGTACAAATGGCAAAAAAATTAAACGAAGGAATTCTCAATAAATTTGTAGATGCTTTTTTTGATTCTTATAAAAAAGGATTGGACCAAACTTTTATAAATAAATCGGCAGAAAAGCATCCAGAAGTATCTAAAAAATTAGCAAATATAACAAATGATTTGGATGATTTAGTAAAATATTTAGATAAATACGCAAAATAATAAATGGCAGATAAATCAAAATTAATTGATGCCGAAGCTAAAGCTATACAAAATTTAGCCAATTTGCAAGAAAAACTTGCAGAAGCAACTGCTGCGCAAGATTCTGCTCAAATAAGTGCTTTAGATAAAAAAATTAAAAAAATAAATGATTTTATTGGTAGAACAAAAGGAATTAGAGAATCGATTTCTAATTTTAAAGACTTAACAACTCAAATGTCATTAGCTGGTAATGTTACATCCGATATGGGTAAAGAACTTACTCTTATGGCTAAGCAAGTTAATAAAATAGGTAGTATAAGTATTGATGTTGGTGATGTTGATGCTGCTAATTTTGTAAAAGATTTTATGGCAGGTGCTGATATGCTAACACAAGCCCAAAATGAGTTAATGCATGCATCTGCTAGTGGTGATTCCGATGCAATGAAAGCGGCTACTGAAAATTTAGATATTGCAAAAAAAATGTATGTAGATTTAATAAAATCTAGCGATTCTGTTTTTAGTAATAATAAAGATATAGCAAGAGCAGTTCAGGATTTTGGTGCGGCACAAAGTAAAGTAAATAAAGCAATGCAGGCAACGATAGGTCTTACTGAAGATGAGTTAGATGCTTATAAAGAACTTACCGAAGAGGCAAATAGAATGCAAGCTAGGTTTAATGCAGTTGCTAACCAAATAACAACTGCATTAAAAAAACCACAAGTAGCAATTGGTTTGATGGTTATGGGAGTTGGTACATTTGTTAATAAATTAGGTGAAGTTCGTTCTCAATTGGGAGGATTAACAGAATTTGCAACAACTGGTTTGGCTTTCTTTGATGATAATGCAGTTGAAAACGCTAAAGCATTAGCTTCCGAATTCGGAGGTATGAATAATGTTAGTGGGGAATTACAAGCATCAACATCATTAATATCCAAAAATATGGGTATTAGTGGAACTGAAGCAGCCGGATTATTGGGTTCTTTTAGTAGATTAAACGGAAATAGTGAAGAAGCTGCCCTAAATTTAACAAAATCAACACAAGAGTTTGCAAAACAAAATGGAATAATACCTGCAGCTTTAATGGCAGATTTAGCCGGTTCTGCTGAAGAATTTGCTTTATTTGGTAAAGATGGCGGTGAGAATATAATAAAAGCAGCAGCAGCAGCAGCCAAAATGGGTGTTAGTTTAAAAACTATGACCGGTATTGCTGATAACCTTTTAGATTTTGAAACATCAATAACTAAAGAATTGGAATTGGGTGCTTTAATGGGTAAGAATATCAATTTAGATAGAGCTAGAGCATTAGCATTTGAAGGTAAAATTGAAGAAGCTACACAAGAAACTTTAAATGCATTAGGTGGTGTGGATGCTTTTAATAAAATGGATTATTTCCAAAAGAAAGCAACTGCAGATTTATTAGGTATATCCGTAGCTGAACTTGGTAAAATGGCTGCTAATCAGGAGAATGCAACTACATTAACTGGACAAATGAATTCACAATTTAGTATGATAAATGAAACTATACAAGCTGGTATGAATACAGGATTGGGTTCATTTATACAATTGTTAGGTGGTGGAATAATGACAGGAGTTCAATTTGGAGGTGCATTAGGTCAAATGGGTGTTAAATTTACAAAATTGGGTGAGTACGCAAAATCAATTGGTAGTACTATGGGTGGTTGGGTAAAAACATCAGCTGAATTTATAAAAAATATGGCATCTAATGTACTGCAAAAATTTATGGGTGGTGGAGCGGTATCAACGGCAACTCAATCAATAGCAGATGTAGCTGGAGGTAGTTTAGCGGATAAAGCAAAAGAAACTATACAAGATAAAGCAAGTGGTAAAGTAGAAGATTTAGTAGATAATAAAATAGATTCCGTAACATCACCTGAAGGTGTAGAACAAGCAACCGAATCTATGAATAAAGATAAATCAATGGGTGATAAACTTAAAGATTTAGCTTCAGGATTAAAAGCAATGGGAAATCCAAAAGTATTATTTGGTGCTTTTAATTTAATACCAACTGGAATTGGTTTTGCATTAATGTCGGTAGGTTTACCAACATTATTTGTTTTATCAAAAATTGATATAAGTACGGTTGGTACTGGATTAAAATCATTAGCTAAAGGATTATCCGCATTTGGTGATGGTAAAGTATTAGCTGGTGCTGGTGTATTAGTAGTAGCTGGTTTGGCATTTGCAATTATGACAGTAGGTTCATTAGGTTTAGCTGCAATTGCATTGGGTGGAGAAGCCGCAGCAATTGGATTAGTTGCATTAGCTGGAGGATTGTCCGCATTTGGTGTTAGTGCACCGGCTGCATTAATTGGAATTGGATTATTGGCATTATTTGGTGCATCATTAATACCATTAACATATGCATTGAGTTTGTTAGCACCATTAATTGAATCCATTGGTAAATCAATTGGTAGTGTAGTAGAATCAATTGGAAAGGGAATTGCATCGGTGGTGGGTAGTATAGGTGATTTAATGGTTAAAATATTACCATTGTTATCTATGGATGCAGCAGCCGCTTTATTTTCTATGGCAGGTGGATTTATTGCATTATCTGCTGCAATGGCATCGTTTGCAGTAGCTGGATTATTAGCAATACCTGCAATGTTAGCAGTTGGTACATTTTTAGAAATAGGTGGTGGTTCTGTTATAGAGGCACTAAGTGGTGGTGGAGAAGGTGGTGGTAAAGAAGCTGAAGATAAAAATGCTAAAATGGATGAATTAATAAACGAAATAAAAGCATTACGAACAGATTTAAATTCTGGTAAAATATCAGTACATATGGATGGTAAAAAAGTAACATCTGGCGTTTCAAAAGTAGTATCTACTGTAACTTCAAATTCATACGCACTTAAATAATGGGAAAAACTATATTAGAACTTTTTCAAACTAAAAAATTAAGCAACACACAAACTGCTGAACAAAAATACGAAACCCGTAATAGTAAAGATATATCAATATCAACTCCAAATGGTGCTCTAAACGCAACTTCATTTCCGTTAGTAAATAAATTGCGTAGAAGTAGAATAAGTGATAGAACGAGAGAAACTGTCATCGAAGAAGAATTATTAGGATTAAGACAATTACGTTTTTTATCACAGCCAATCATATATGGTACGGATATTATCCGCTTAAATAGATTATCCACCAATATGTTGGATGATATGAAAGCTGGTGTAAATGGAAATGCGGGTAATAATGGTATAATTGGAAACTTATTAAACAAAGTAAAAGGAAAAGGATTAGAATTAGCATCAAAAATAGGTGTAGCATTTCCAGAAGAGATAATTCCATCTAGAGTAATATTAAAAAATGATTTTAAAAATGGACTTGAACCAAATACAATGCAAACACTTGCTAAAATTAAAAAAGATGCAGGTGGGACATTGGTTGGTAAGTTTTTAGCACAAAACGTAACAGGAACTCCTAGACAAATTGGAAACGCAGTGTTGGGTTCTGGTATTCAATTAGCAAAAGATAAAGTTCAAACTTATCTATTTGGTGCAAGAAAAAGTGGACAACAATTATTGGCAAAAAATGACCCTACATCACGTTTGTATTCAAGCGCAATGCCATATAAAGATACCGTAGATTATACAGGTACAGATTTAAAATTAAGAAATGATTTATCAACAATAAAAAATGAATTATCAACAATAAAAAAAGATGGACCTGCTAATTTAAGTGGTGAATATTTACGATTATCAAAAGAAAATAAACCAAATAATTTATTTAGTTCAATTGTAGGTGGTGGTGTATCAAATCCATTTAGTATAGGTGGTGGTGGTGTATCAAATCCATTTAGTATAGGCGGAGGCGGTGTATCAAACGTATTTAGTTTACCTAGTAAATCGGGAACTTCAAACGTATTTAATATACCAGTTAAGGGAGCAAATCAATCAAACGTATTTACAATTCCAAAAGCAAATGCAAATAATTTAATTACGGGTAGAAAGGAAGGACAGCAAGTAATAGGTAAGGAATTATTAAAAGTAGGAACTGGTGAAGGTATATTAAAATACAATGCTGATAATACAATAACAAAATACTCAAATACAGTTGATGAAGAATCACTGGTAATTGAACAACGAAACGATTTATCTACAAGATTACAACAAATTGGAGGTGTAGACCCTGCAAGTCTTGCATTAATAAATGCAACTACAAAGGATAAACAAAGTACAACATCAATAGGTTCTCAATTTGCTGGTTTAAATAAAAAAACTCAACAAGAAAAAAGTTTATTTAAAGCGTTGGCTGGTGAAAATGGGTTATCATTACCAAACGGTATAATAATACCCCCACCCGCAAAAGCAGAAGATTTATTAACTGCTAGAAAAGAAGGACAGCAAGAATTAGGTAGAAAAGTTCAAGAATCAAAAGGAAACGATTTATTAAAATATGACCCTAGATTATCTGCAACTGCTTATTCAAATACGGTTGATGAAACAAATGATGATGAAAAAAGTAGAAATGATTTATCTACTTTATTAACTAAAATTCAAACTGTAGCTGAAACAAAATCTACTGGTAATGAATTAAATATAACCGGAATTGGTAATAATGGAATACCACAAAAAACCGATAAGTTAAAGTATAGTTCAGAAGAATTTGCTCGTAGTATTGAATCTAAAAAATCATTAGGAAATGCTGTAAATTTTTTAAATACAAAAAATCATTATACTGATACTGGAAATGATGTATTTGGGGATTTGGATTTTATAACTGTGAAGTTTACATCCGTACCAAACAAAAAATCAGTTAATTTTACAGCTACAATTACTGGTATTAGTGAAAATGTATCACCTAGTTGGGATTCTGCTAAATTTTTAGGTTCTCCTTTTAATTATTATACATATTCGGGTATAGAACGAAGTGTTAGTTTTACACTTACATTATATTCTACAAATTCACAAGAGCACGTAGCAATGTGGGAACGAATAAACTTCTTAACATCATTAGCATATCCTGCTGGATATCATAATGAAACTTATATAATTTCACCATTTACAAAAGTAACAATTGGTAATTTATATAAAGATAAAGAATGTATTATAGATAGTCTATCGTATACGGTAGATGATACTGCTGGTTGGGAAATTGGTGATAATAAATCATATGGTGGTAATGGTGGTAAAGTAAATATTGAAACTGATGGTAATACTGCCGAAGTAACAAAACCATTAAACGGATATAAACTTCCAATGGTAGTTAGTGTAAATATAAGTCTTAAATTTATAGAAAGTAGAAATAATACTGTAAATAATTTTTATGGATGGAATAGTACACTTCCTCAAAATGATATTGCTAAAAAACTCCAAGAGGTAAATCCACAAAAAAAGGCAGCATCCGTAACAAGCAAAACACCATCAGCGATATTAAGTAACGAAAATTTTAATAAACGTCAAACAGAAATACAACAAAAAATAGATAAAGATAATCCATTTAATAAATTTTTAAATAAAGGACGTGGTTCATTACTTGGTGGAGCGGGTCTCTAAATAAATAATTAAAATGATAAGTAGATATTCAAATAACGAAACTAAAAAGACTGTTGATGGGAGAACTGTATATAAACCAAAAATATATCCAAACATACCATTGAGAGATGATGATTTGTATGTTGCTACTGAAACCGGTGATAGGTTGGATACATTAGCATACGATTATTATAGAGATTCTACATTAGGTTGGATAATAGCATCGGCTAATAACATACATAATGCGGTATTTGGATTTGAAGATGGTACAATATTAAGGATACCATTAAATTATATAGAAATAGTATCAAATCAAACTAAAATAAATTAAAAAGTTATGTCAGGATTTCCTAATTTTTCAAATGTTGCTCCATACGCTAGAGCGGAATTGGATAGAAGAATTGCAAACCCAATTGAAACTATTAGTGGTTTAAACGCTTGGGTTAGAATTGCTTCTGGTGTTGATTCTGGATTAATACTATATTCAAATCCTAATTTTACAATATTTGAAGCTGCTGGAGATAGGTCTATTGGTACTATATATGGTAATCAATCATCAAGTGGAACTATTGGAGTAACATGGGATGGTAGACCTTATATAGATTATAATGATTTAGCATTTAGACCAAAGCCAAATGTAACCTCAATAGAAATAGATGAGGGAGCTGGTAATCTTTCTAGAAAAGCAAAATTTACAATAACTGCATACACACCGGGTCAATTAAATGAATTATGTAAATTTTTTTTAGAGCCTGGATTTACTATATTTTTAGAATGGGGGTGGAATGAAAGAAGAGCAATGAATGGGTTTGAGGCAATAAGTGTTCCTTATGTTGCAAAAAATCAATCTTTTAAAAATGTAAATCAACGAAGAGAGGAAACTGGTGGTTTATATGATAATTATTTGGGATTTATAACAGGCGGTAGTATAGCTATAAGTGGACAATTTTGGGAAATAAGTGTAGAATGTACTGGATTTACGGAATTACCTGCATACTTTTTAGCCGCAGATAATACAAAACCAGACCAAACACCAGAAGAGTTAGAAGAAGCAGCAAATGAGTTTGACCCTGCTGAAATATCAGCTCAAACAGATTTAGGTTTAAAACGTTTTATGATGATGTATAATCAACTACCATCAAATAGAAGAACGGATGCTGTATATGGTTTAATAAAAGATACGAAGGAAGTTGCACATGTAGTCAATTTTATAAATTTTGATGAATCGGTTAGAGAAGAAATGAACAATCAAACGGATGGTTGGGCATGGGGAATATTTGAAAATTCGGCAACAGTTGGTAGTGAATCTGTAAGTTTTCCATCTGGTACTGAAATAATTGGACCTGATAAATTTATTAGATTTGGTACATTAATGAAAATAATAAATGCAATAGGTATAGACCACTATGTTATTGGAGGAAAGAAAGTAAAAATGCAAGTGAATACCGAACGAACTGTTGTAAGTGCATTTCCTAAAATATTTAGTTGTAATAAATCAAAATTATTCATTCCAAATCCAAAAACACCAAAATTTGATTTATTGGCAGCTATAAAATCCAAAACGCCACAAAAAAAATATAAAGAAATTTTAAATAATAGTGTTATTGGGACAAGTGGTGGAAAGGCATTGGATATACATTTCCCATCAAAAGGTGCTATAACTGATAATCAAACATATAAAGGTATTCTATCATATAAAGATTCTACAATTGAATCACTTAATGTTCCTGGTGAACATTGGGGATTTTTAGATGATTTGTATGTTAATTTTGATTTTGTAAAAGGTATATTAGAAACAAAAAATTTTTATGTTAAAGATGCTTTATATCAAATCTTAAATGGAATGGCATCTGCGGCCGGTGGAATTTGGGATTATCAAATAATAGAGACAACAGACCCCAAAAATCCAGAAGTAACAGAATTAGTTGTAGTAGATTTAAATTTAAAAAATAATGCAGTTCCCGAATTACCAATTGCATTTGATGTATATGGTAATAAATCAATATTTATGGATGCATCTTTGGATTTAAATATATCAGGAGCTAAAATGAATCAAATTATAGGTCAACGATTATCAAATAATGTAAATTCATCACAACCACCTGTTACTGGTAAGCTTTTTGCAAAAAATTTAAAAGATAAAATACTAACTGAAATAAAAAGAGCTGAAGCATCACCATTTCCAAAAAAAACACCATCAACGGTTGCAGGTGATGAAGATGAGGAAAAATTAAAAGAAAAAAACTTACAATTATTTTTAAGTAAAGTTGGTATATTTCCCAAAGTTATGATAACAAAAGATACGGTTTCGGATAATATTTCAGACCAATCATACATAGCATCATTGGATGATTTAGCTTTATTTGAATCAATAAAAGTTGGTTCGGATGAAAAATTAAATAAAACAAGTGTATCAATACTATTTCCAATAAATTTCACATTTACAATACATGGTATTAGTGGAATAAAGCGGGGAGATAAATTTAGAATTAAAGGAATACCTGAACAATATGAAACTGGTGGGTTTTTTCAAGTATTATCTGTAAAACATACAATTACGGATATGACTTGGAAAACTGAAATAAGTGGTGGTTTTAGACAGTTACCTTCAGCATAAAAAACCTAAATAAAATGGATATAACTAGATATAAAAAAATAGTACAATTACCAGATGATTATAATTTAAAAAAAATTAATACACACATTCCTATAATTTCGGAAACTGATTATAAGAGAGGGTACATAACTAGATATTTTGCTCAAAAAACAAATGATACAAATTCTGTCATATATGAAATTAATTTAAATACATATTCTAATTTAAACAATAATTCCTTCTACACAACTATTACATTAGATTGGAGATTAAATGGAACTATTGAACAAATAAAAGAATCAAATTTTAAATCAGTTAAACTAGCCTCACACAAAATGAAGGGAATATTAATATATCTTTTAAACTATTTACAATTTTATAAGTATTAATTTGGAAATTACAAATATTTATCGTATATTTGTAAGAGTTCTTTAAAATATGGGGATGACCGGCTTTTGACAGGTATGAAGACTGGTTGTATTGATGCAAGTAAGGTTAGATGGAAACCTTTGAAGACCTATCAAACAATAAGTGCAGACGTAGAATTATCTACAATGACTTTCGGAGATGCTATGGCATGGATGGAGTCTTTCGATTACGCAGTAGCTGCCTAATCGCTCCCGTATCACTCATGGGATTTAAAAAGAAGTGAACATTTAAGTTTATCCAAACTTAAAATGGATTGGTGGAATCTGCTGAATTAACCATTCGGCCCCAATTCTTTTGGAGTGTTAGTAAGATAAAACACTATCCTAAACTTGTGAACGATTTACATTAGAAACTTATCTGGACGCGGGTTCGAATCCCGCCATCTCCACCACTCCCACTTTTCCATTTGGAATTGTGGGATTTTTTTTGTATCTTTGTAAAATGAAAGTTATAGAATCCATAGAGGAAGTAAATTGGTTGAAAGATAAGCTGGAAACCGAAGTATCTATATGGTATCCACTATGGGTTGATAACTCAAAGCATCCTCTTCATACTAATCTTTCTCTCATAC